CCTCAGGGCAATCCATACAGGGGGTCCTGCCCACAGTGTCTACGGCGGCCATCAGGTTTGAGTAGTGTCTGTGGTGGGTCATAACCTAAGACTATAAGAAAGGTGGACAGTTATGGGACAGCGTAGTGAGGCTGAAAAGCTCGCTGACCTCATGGTTGAGGAGTGGATTGCTGCTTACTCTGACAACGGTGCAATCTGGCAGACCGCTTGGGAGCAACTGAAGGCAGCTAAGTTGCGTGAAGCTCAGGTTGTCATTGATGAGGCCCTGGAGATTGCGAGAGCTCGCTGGAATAGGATGCACAATGTTGGGTCCTAACCAGTTTATTGCTTCTAAGCAACTGTTCGAGGCTGACTGGTTGCGTGCTCGCAGGGAGGGTGTGACGGCTACACAGGTTGCTAAGGCTTCTACCCCTGCAGGGTTTGAACAGTGTGTCAGGGATTGGCATGAGGAGTTTGTGGAGCACGATAACCCTTACATGGCTTTTGGTAGGGACATGGAGCCTGTGTTAGCTAAGTTTGTGCATGAGAAGCATGGGATTCTCCCTAATGATTGGCTCCTGGCTAACGCTGAAAGCCCTTGGCATCTTGCTACACCTGACGGTCTCTCCCTTGATCACAGTGTGATTGCGGAGATAAAGACCACAGGGCAAGACTGGAAGTCAATACCTTTGCAGTACAGGAGGCAAATGCAGTGGCAGCTTCATGTGACAGGGGCAGAGAAGTGCCTGTTTGTGTGGATGCTCAGGATTCAAGTAGACGATGTGTTTGCGCCTGCCTGGTTTGAACCAGAGACTCAATGGGTTTATCGTGATGAGCAAATGATAGATGACCTCAAGGCAACCGCTGCGAGGCTGTGGGAAAGGATCTACCTTGGATAGGAAAGATGTGAACTTGTTGAGGGTCGCTGATAAGTATGTGGCGGATTTGCGTGCCACACAGAAGCCTGACCTTTGGAAGGACTACTACAAACTGGAGTCTAAGATTCTGGCTCAGAAAGTGGGGAAGCGCTGATGGAGGGTGTGTCTGTTTTCGTTACAGTGCAGATACCTGATGAGCTGTATCAGAAGCTCGCCGCTTTGGCTAAGGCTAAGCAGGTGTCTGTGTCAGTGCTCGCTGGCAAAATCATTACTGACTATGTGAATGAGGAAAGGTGGAAAGATGGCTAGGTTCAACTTGGCAGATTATGAGACGGTGGAGGAACGGCTCAAGCGGTTCTACACTGACAACCCTGATGGCAGGATCCTGACAGAGAATGAGACTGTGCCTGAGTACCGGCAGGAGAAAATCTGGGTGATCAAAGCCATAGTGTTTCTGAACGGTGAGGATGTGGAGCGTGGCTGCCCTAAGGCCACAGGTTACGCTTTCGAGATTGACGGCACTGGGATGGCTAACCAGTCCTCTGCTTTGGAGAACTGTGAGACCTCAGCTATTGGTAGGGCGCTCGCTAACGCTGGGTATTCAGGGAATAAGCGCACCTCGCGTGAGGAGATGGAGAAAGTTGCACGCTTCGAGGAAAAAGCCAAGCAGATTGACTGGCTTGCTGAGGCTGAGAAACTGCAGAATGTGGACCAGTTGAGAGTACTATGGGCGGAAGCATCCAAACAGGGTGCATCCCCTGATGTACTGGAGAAACTGAAAGCTCATGCAACGGCACTCTCCCCTGCTGGCCTCAGTGAGCGAGCTGAGCCAAGCGTACCTGGAGGCACAAAGGGCAAACGATCTGCTGCTAAGTGAGTTCTGGAAGGATGAGTTGTGCAGAAGGTTGGTGAGTGTTTGTGATTCCATCACAGATAGCGAAGGATCTCGTAGAGCTTACTCAGACTAATCGTAAGGGTGTTGAGGCTCTGTTTGAGGCTGAGTCTGACCTGGCACAGTTTGAGAGTGATTTGGATAGGTGTGAGGCGCAACAGTTCCTGGATGCCACGGGCTCAGTGGCTGAACGGCAGGCTAGGGCGAAGCTTGAGTGTGCTGACATACGGTTTGACCGTGACCTTGCTAAGGCTAGGGTGAACCGGATTCGCACGAAGATGCGATCTATTGAGTCTGAGCTGATGGCGTTGGCTACGGCTGCCAAGATTCTCCAGGCTGAGATGAAACTGTGACAGCGGTGATGACCCCTGAGGAGTTCTTGGAATGGTTGGAGGACTTCGAGCCATCGCGCGATAACGATAAGACACCCCTATCGGATTCTGACGATAAGTAAGGAAAATCCCTTACCCTCACCTACCCTCCTAAGTGTTGCTAACCTGGGATTAGGGCAACATTTATTGCTCAGCTATCTTCCTGGAATACGGCACAGGTATTATATAACTGTTTATATAAAAATGTGGATAAGGGTCTTACCAGGGAGGATCTCCGCGGTTAGGTTTCTAGTCGTGGACCTGCTGGGAATCGAACCCAGGTCCTAACACAGTCGCGTGCGCGGTTTCTGTGCCAGTCGAAACCATCCAGGCCCTCCCTCATTATAGGCTAGGGGTCATGGCGGTCCCTAAGAAGGTGTTGAAGCTCGTGCAGGAGCGAGACTCTCACTGCTGGCATTGCGGTGTGGAGGAGGACCTGGTTCCTCATCACAGAATCAACCGTGGGATGGGCGGATCTAAACTGCTCGACACCCCAGATAACCTGATGATGGTCTGTAGTCGCTGGAATGGGGACATGGAAAGTAACGCTGAGCTGGCTGCTACGGCGCGTGGGTGGGGGCACAAGCTACCGGTGTGGGAGTCTTTGGAGCATCCTGTTTTTGACCGTATGGGTGGCTGGTGGTATCTTCTGCCTGATGGGGGTAAGGTGGAGTCTCACTGGAAAGACCAGGCGTTCTGAAGTAGTACAATAGAGTGAGGGCCAGCCCATCACAGACTGACCCTCACAGAAACCGATGAGTAAGCATCGGCTAAGTCCAGACTACCAGGACAAAGCCGGTAGACAAGGACAAACAATGCCACTAATCAGAGGGCATCACGCCTTCGATGACCACTTCGCACAAATCCCTAATGACTGGCTGAGGGATGACCGCTTGAGCTTGGAGGCTCGCGGATTACTCGCTCAGATCATGAGCCACAGACCAGGGTGGAACTTATCCATCAGGTCTATCTCTGCTCAGAACGGTATTGGCAAACAGAAAGTGCGCCGCATCATTGAGGAGCTCATCAGCCTGGAATATCTGGAGCGCTCTGAGAAGCAGGGTAAGGATGAGAAGGGGCGCATGACAAGTTATGACTACATAACTAGGGACCCTTTACCGCGTACCGCTGAACCGCGTACCGGTAAACCGCCCACGGGTGACAGACCCACAAAGAACACTATCCAGAAGAACACTATTGAGAGAGAAGAACAAACTAAAGAAACCGTTATTGCTTTTGATGAGTTCTGGGAGATCTACCCTAGGAAGCTGGGGAAGGGTGAAGCTCAGAAAGCTTTTGAGAAGGCTGTGGGCCGGCATGGGCTTGATGTGGTGATGGCTGGGGTTAGGTGTTTGGCCTCTGACCCTAATCTGCCTGACCCTCAGTTCATCCCTAGGGCTGCTACTTGGCTGAATGGGGAACGGTGGGGTGATGATCCTTATCCTCCTAAGCAACCTTCTGGGGCTGATAGGTTCTTGAAGCCTCCGGCGGAGATCCCTGATGCGCGTGCTTGGGTGAAACAGATGCATGATTTGGGGGAGCATTTTGAGTGTAGGGCTGGGGAGTTTGGTTGCAAATGATTTCCCTCATCTGTGTGTATATTGGTGGCCATGGTGGATAACGGTCCTGAGCAGGTCCCTGATGATCGCAACACTCCTGAGAACATTGCACGCGAGAACCTCCTGAAGGCTGACCTAGAGCAGGCATGGGATTGCACCCTTCATCATTTGCCTCAGTTCTATCATGTGGATTTTTTTGCTGAGCGTGCTGGTGAGCTGGTGGCGTGGGTTGAGGTGAAGCAGCGTAACTGTACCTCCACGCAATACCCCACAGTATTCATGAACGTGGATAGGAAGTTCAGGCATCTCATCTCTCACAGCGAGACTGCACCGGCTTTCTTTGTGGTGCGCTGGGCTGACGGTGTAACTAGGTTTATTGATGTGTGTGATGTGAAACCTGAGTGGCTGGGTGAGGGTGGGGAGAATGACCGGTGGGGGCCTGGGGAGCATGACATGGAGGCTGTGTTTCTAATTCCAATCCAAGAGATGAGGGAAATATGAGCAATTACACTGACAACTTCTGGGCAGAAGAAATGAGCATTGATTTGGGCGTGCTGGAGACAGAACGCTTCTCCCATCCCTACCAGCTCCAGTTGCATAACAAACTGAGCGCTAAGGCTGCAGAGTATTGGGCTAAAGAGAACGCGCTGAGACTTCGCATGGAAACAGCCTCAGAAATTGAGACCTATAGGCACACAGAGGAGTGTGCTGTGGAGAAAGAGAAGCGGAGCGCCCTAGTGCGTGGGGGAAAGAAAGCCGGTAAAGTTACGGCTTATGAGTTCACTGATCAACAGCTTGAGATTGCTAGGCGGTCTCTGAGTGCAGGTGATTCAGTGTGAACGGTGTGGGTTTGAGTGGGAGCTCTCTTCGAGTAGGCAGAAAACTATTCTCTGTGCCTCCTGTAGGGCTAAGAAAGTTCAGACAGTCCACACCAAGCGCGGCAAATGTCTCCCATGGCATGGTGGGTTCGCAGCTGATGACATCACACCGGTGGATGAGAATGGGAAACCTATCCTCCCTGGTGTCAGGCGTTGCGGTCATACTGATTGTGTCAATCCATCACATATAGAAAGGGAAAAGAATGATTAAGAATGAGGCTCTGATTGAGCTCACTGGGTGGCTGAATGATGTGCGCGAGTTTGACTGGGGCACAGCGTTGAAAGTTTCCGTAGATGTGCGAAAGAAAACCCCTGAAGGGACATGGGAGACAGTGGATAAGACTGTTTATGATGTGACCACTGATGGGAAAACCCCTCTGGAGGGTGTGAGGCAGGTGAAGGTGACAGGCCGGATTGTGGGCACTAATACTTTCCAGAAGCGTGATGGATCTACTGGGTCAGCGGTGAAGGTGCGTGCTGAGAGCATTGTGCCTGTGAGTGACAAGGTGAATGAGGCTGCGCTTACTGAGGTGTGGCCTACTGTGAACCCTAATAAGCCGATCACTGAGAGTGCCCCGTTCTGATGAGGTGGTCTGGTTTCGCGGTTTTGGCTGGGCTCGCTACCTTGTATTTGTTCTTGGCTGGGGAGGCTGATGGCATTTTGCAGGCGTTTGGGTTTGTTGCCTCAGCGCTCCTGTATATCTTGGCTTTTTTGAACTTGGTGAAGCCAAAAAAATAGTCAAAAAAAGTTTCTCTTTGGGCTTGCATTGTGTATGTAGTGGTATACACTAGAGACATCAACCAAGAGAGGAACACCAAAATGCAAACCTTCAAAACTATCTCAATCCAGTGTGACGAGTGTGGCGCAGACAACGCTGGCTGGCCTATAGAGGACATCATCGTGTGTTCAACCTGCTTCCTGTCTTACGAGTAAGAAAACACAGACAGGCCCCCTCTTAGGAGGGGGTTTCTGTTTGCCCAGGTAGACTGGTTAGGTGAGCCTAACTTTTGATGTTTATGGTAGACCGGCTCCACAGGGCTCTAAACGCTATGTGGGGGGTAACAGGGCTCAGGGTGGCAGGTTCATCGAAGCCTCAAAGTATCTACCTGCATGGCGCAAAGAGATTACTACTGCAGCACTCGCAATCATGCAGGATGAGGGCTGGGAGACTGTCGCGGATCCTGTGCATCTTGAGGTGACTTTCTACATTGAACGCCCTGCCACAATCTCCAGGGAGAAACGCCCTTGGCCTATCAAACCTCCTGACTTGGACAAACTGGTGCGCGGTGTTTGTGACGGTCTCACTGATGCTGGTGTGTGGGTGGATGACGATCAGGTTGTGCATGTGACGGCTTGGAAGTGTTATGCAGACACACGCGACCCTGGAGCTACAGTGAAAGTTACCCCCATTCTGGGTGGTGAGGGGTTAGACTCCTAACAGTCTCAAGGAAAGGTGGAAACTATGCTTGAGGATATGATGCCTCCAGTGAGGAGGACCTCGTGCAAAGTGAGGACCATTCTGGAAGAACTGAACGACAGTGACAGGGCCATCCTAGAGAAGGCGCTCGCTAATCATGAGGCTTGGTCTGGTAACGCTTTGGGGCGTGCCTTATCGCAGCGCGGTTTTGTTATCACTGAGAAGCCGATTAGGAAACACCGGAATAGGGAGTGCTCGTGCTAGAGGACCTGGAGCCGGCGAAGAAAGTGCAAGCACCTTCCCACTTCAGACCAGGTTTAGAGTTTGACGGTACTGAGGGGACAGCGACCACTGAAGGGCTCCCTGAGGCTCCTAACTTTGATGAGTTCCTGGAGGAGCGCGGTTACTCACCTGATGAATATGAGATTGTGGGGACACCTAGAACGTCTCAATGGCAGCGCTGGGATGGGGAGTGGCTGACCGCGTACCGGTTCCATTTCCGTAAGAAACTGGCCGGCATCCATTTGCCTACTTTGTACGCTGAGGCGAAACGCACTAAGGCGAAACCCCCCAAGCAGAAAAAGCCCAACTCCAGAACCTTTGTGATATGCCCTGCAGATTTCCAGATTGGTAAGGGTGGGAGTCGCGGTGGTCATGAGGAGTCTATTCAGAGGATCCATAAAAGCTATGACCGGATTGAGCAGAGACTGAAAACCGGCAACTTTGACCACATCATCATCCTTGACATGGGGGACATCATTGAGGGTGTGAACAATAAGGCTGACATGGACCAGCTCATCACAAACACCCTGTCACCTATGCAACAGACTGACTTAGCTGCAGCACTCATCTGGGATCTCATCAAACTGTGTGCCAAATACGCTCCTCTCACTTACGGCTCAGTCGCTTCTAACCATTGCCAATTTAGAGTGAATAAGGCAGCGGTGGGGAGACCAGGCACAGACGATTGGGGTGTTGTCATCCTGCAACAGATTAGAAGGCTCGCTACAGAGGTGGGGCTCCCTGTGGAACGATGGTTGGTCCCACAACCTCATGAGGAGGGTTTCGCGTTTGATGTGTTCGATGACGGCTCACACATCCTAGGGGCTATTCATGGCCACCAGGTTTCACGCCCTGATGCTTTCCAGGGTTTCTGGTCCAAAGCTGTGTTCAATGACAGTTACTTAGCAGCAGCCACACTCATGGTGTCAGGTCACTTCCACCATCACCGCGTGGAACAGTTCTCTGGCACTGAGGGCAGGGAGAGATGGTGGGTCCAAGCATCCACCATGGATAACGGTTCAGACTGGTACACCAGAACCCAGGGGGCCGGCGGTGACTCCACACCAGCAGTGACCTGTTTCGAGCTGGAGAAGGGTGTGCCTTTCAGGGGTAAGGTTGAGCTGTTATGACCGATGAGCAGGAGTTTGACCGGATTATGGCTTCCATATATTCACAGGATCTGCCACCGGTTGAGGTTGTCTCAGGAGAGTTCAGGGCGATTGCGAAGAACTTTTTTACTCTGCCGGTGCAGTTGCTGATGGATTTGAAGCAGGCACAGTTAGATCAGGATGGGTCAGACCTGCTCCTGCTGTTCGATGCAGCGGAGATGGCTTTCAGTGAGGCAGACTTTGAGCGTATGAAGGATTTGAGCATCAGGGACTTCCTGAATGTGATTCAAGCGTGGGTTTACTTTGAAAGGGGCAATCGTGGAGTGGAGTGAGCTTGAGGGGTTGCATGACGGTGAAACCCTGTGGGTGTTAGGGTCAGGTGCCTCCCTGAACTACATTGACGGTGCTTTCTTCAATGACAAAGTGACTGTCTCCACTAACTTCAGTGCCAGAGCTCTAGGCATACACCCTCACTACGCTTTCAGCCACTATCACCACAATGCTGAGTCCCTGCTTGCTGACAGCTCCTGTGTTGTCACTATCGAGCACGACACAATCACTCAGAGCTTGTGGCAGGATGAGCAACCTCACCACCTGGTGCTCGCACCCACACAGTACGACAAACCCCCAGGATCCGCGTGGAATCCCATCACATCCCACAAACCAGGGTTAGACCAGATAGCCTACGGTTCCTCCAGCCTCCACGGTGCAATGCACTTAGCAGCACACCTAGGGGCCAGCTACATCATGCTAGTAGGTGCTGACTGTGGCTTCATTGACGATGCTGACAACGTGGATAAATATCCAAAAGGCATTGTTGCCTACCCTCACGCGCTTTATAACAAACACCATAAGCTCATGAAGGATTATCTGGAGGCAAACTATCCCGTGAAAATCCACTCACTAAACCCCTTCATCAACCTGAACTTAGAGGGCCACACTTTCAAGGGTGTCTCATGATCCCTAACCTCATCATCCCTGTCCTGAACCGGTATGACCTACTGGAGAGGATGTTGCAAAGCATTGACTACCCCATTGCTCACCTGCTCATCATTGACAACGGTGCAGCCAAGGTGGATGAGGATCTGGAGGTGTATGTCCCAGCGTGCGTAGATATGACAACCTACCTACCTATGCCATCCAATCTGGGTGTGGCAGGGTCATGGAATCTGGGTATCAAACTCTTCCCGTTAGACAACCGGTGGACCTTCGCAAGTAATGACATGTGGTTTGAGCCTGGACAGTTGGAGAAGCTTGCGTGGGCTTCCCCTCATGAGCTCACCTTGGTTGCTGACTTCCCTTACTGGCACACCTTCGCTATTGGTGAGGAGGTTGTCAAGACTGTGGGCCTGTTCGATGAGGGGATCTATCCTGCCTTTTGTGAGGACAACGATTACCAGCGCCGCGTAGAACATCATGGAATCCCCATCACCCTGCTGAACATCAAGACAGGTCACGACAACTCCAGCACCATCCACTCAGACTCTGCTTACCGGTTCAGCAACAACAGGACCTTCCCTAACAATCGTGCCTACTTCCAGATGAAGCAACGCCTAAACGATTACACCCAAGGGGCCTGGACACTCCAGAGACGTAGAGAGAACGACTGGTGAAGTTCCAGAAACCCTGCATAGTGTGTGGGCAACTGTCACCTGATGCAACCTGCAGAACCTGTCACCTGAAGAAAGAACGGCAGCGTGACAGAGTGCGTGACGCTGACCCTGTAAGGCAAATGAAAAAGGCCACCCTCTATGACTACAAATATAGAAAGCAAGCCATGTTGTTAAAAACCAGGGGGGGCATCTGTTACCTGTGTGGGGAGATAGTACCTGCAGGCACAGGTCAAGCAGATCACATCATTGCTGGAAATCCTGACTCACCCCTGGCACTCACTCACTCCTTCTGCAACCAGTCAAAAGGAAACAAAAAAATAACTTAGGAGGAGGAGGAGGGGGGGGTATCCCCCCACCGCCACCACCACTAACCCACCTGTCAGGGAGTTAGCACATTTGTTTCAAACATTTGTTCTACACACATCCGCACAAACATAGGCAAGTGCCCCCCCTGTACGCCCCTTGGCTTTATTAGGGAGTGGGGTAAATGACCATAT